GGCCTTGATAGTGGTTTGGTGAGCCTATCCATGTGATGTTGTCCATGGTTATTTTTCCTTGTGGCTTGGATTGTCGGGGGTTTGGTTGAAGATTTTCATGAATTTCGCTTGAGCCAGTTCGGGATTGATTTTGCCGATGTTTTCGGTTATGCTGGACAGTTCGATGAGAACGATGCCTATGGTGACTGTCGGGGTCAATACGCTGTGAAAACCGATGTCTATGTGTCTCATTTCGAAGTCGATGAACCATGCGATGAAGAACACGCAAAGATAGGCGAATTTATTTCCGAGACCTTCCCGCATTTTCGTGCTGGATAGGTTCCCGCGCATTATGGCGCTGATGATTCCAGTAATGTAGTCTATGATGACGAACACGAGTACGGCTAGAATTTCGTAAAATAAGGTTTCTGTCATCGTTTCCTCACTTTCTTATTCCTGATTGTTGTAACAAGCCGCCAAGTATCATACTGAATTCCGCTTTGATTTGCGGTGTCTCGAACCGTAGCCGGCCTACGCGGTAGGCGTTTAATATTTTTTGCGTCATATCATCCGAGCGTTTGAGCATGATGCAATCCTTATCGACCAGCCGATAATCGAACGTAAAGTCGCGGGTGATTTTCGGCTGTTTCTTCGTGATGATATACAATACTTCGTCGGCATCGCTTAATTGTTGATATACGTTGAAGACGCCGTATTCGGTGGTTCTTAGCGTAAACGCATAACCGGCGTTATTGAAATCACTGATGAGGGTATTGGCGTTGTCCCTGAAGTCATTGTCGATTGCATAGTTCGCATAGTTTTCGTCATAGTTGCGTAGGAACGTACCGAATTTCGATGTGGCGACCTTGGCGCTGAATCCGCCGTAATCCGCTAATTCGACCATGATGAATCCGTCGCAATAGCGCTGGTATTGCGTGTGGTGGTCAAGCTGTGGCTTGAGGTTGATGTTGAAGGCGCTGAAATATGGGTTGGCGAGGGTTACGGCGTTGCTGCACATGATGACTCTCACGCGGTCGTTCCACCTGTCAACGGTATTGTAGAATTCTTCGAGTGCCGTGACTTCGCCGCCGAGATACCGCATGTTGTCGGGGAATATTTCATCGAAGATGATGGTCCGTACTTTGGGGTAGGCGACTGATTTGACTTGTCCGGCTTGGCTGAGGGCGATGAAATATCCCATGATATGCCATGTCGGGCGTGTCTTTCCGTGCTTGTCGGAGGTAGCGTCCCTATCGTCCAGCCAGTGGCATTCCGCCTGATTGCCGGACACTCTGAATTCCAAATCCGGGTATTGTTCCGCAATGTCCGCAAACCATGTGCTTTTGTTCTTCTGTTCTTCCGCGGTGCGTCGCAGATAGATGAATTGCCAGCGTTTTTTAATCCAGTCACTGATGACCAGTTTTTTAGCGCCATAGGTTTTGCCGAGACCGCGGGCACCGATGACGAACATCCAGGGCGCGTGATATGACAACACGTGCCCATAATCGTAGTAGTCGCCTTCGTCCAACAGTCTTTCCATGATATCCATAGTATCATAAGACAACGATAACCGGTAACTACTACCGGTCCACCACCGCACTATCCGGCGATATATCTGCGTATCTCCCACCGGCTCGCCATATTCATCTCACCGGACGCGGCGAACAGATTCGGGCCGTTCCCCGGCCCCCCATGCGACAACGTTTCGTCCTTGCCATCACCCGTGAACATTTCCACATGGTCCCACGACTGCGTATATGCCCCCCAATCCAACAACAGCAAATCGGCGGCATGTGCCATGCGGATGGCGTCGGATACGTTCGTGTCAGAACTACCGCATACGCGCGTACCCCTGTCCGCCATCTGCCCCGTCCATGTACCCACGTCGATACCCAGCACATCCTGATATGCACGCCAACAGACCGAACTGCAATCGCCATATCCGCTTGAATCCGGGTCCAACCGTGCCGCCCCTTGCGAGTAGGCGTATCTGCCGATTCGTGACCTCAACCATTCCACAACCCGCGCCGCATCCTCACTGCCACTACCCGAACCCGAGCCGCCGCCAGTCTGTCCACCGCCCGGCTTCGTGGATTCGGAAGTCTTGTACACCCATGTCTGCGCGGAGCTTTTCATAAAAACGGAAACAGTATCCCCATCGTGAAGGATAAGATTGTCGCCTTGCAATTGTATCCATGCGGTGCTGCCGGGCTTTCCGTCGATGCCGGGTCGGTCGCCTCCGGGCTTATCGGACGGTTCGGAAGTCTGGCCGAAGTCGGGCGGCGCGGAACTGCCATCCCACGCATTCAGCAAATCATATGCGGTGGTGTACCGATTGCGGTATTGCCCCAGCACGCCGTCCGCCAGAATCGTCGTGTAAATCAGCCCAAGCGTGGCGGTGGCCGAACATGACGCGAGTACGCGCTGCGCCCGTGCGGGTGACTGGTGATAAGCGCACGCCCACATGATACGCTCTTTGACATTATCGGACGGGAACCCGAAATTGGTCATAGTCGACTGGTACCCGCCCCAATCCGCTTCCCATTGCGCCTCTTGGAAAGCGTGGTTTTCATCATGCTGCGCCCATGCCTTCCACGCATTGCCCTCGGCGGTGGACAGGTAGCGTGACGTCCAGTCGACGTCATTGGACTGCACTTGCCGAGCCAATGTAGGTGCCGCCGTAGCGAACGTCGCCCATCCGCCCGGGTCTGCGGTACGTCCGCGCTCCAAAAGATTCCGGGCACGATTACCATACCATTGCATCATGCCCATAGTGATAGCATCAACGTAATTGCACGCACCCCAATCGCAACTGCTTTCCACGGTGCCGATTACGTACATCGCATAATATGCCGTATTGTCCATAAATATAGTATACCCCGCCCGGAATACCGGACGGGGTATAGTGCACGTGGAATACCATCATTCCTTACCGATAGGACTGAAACTCTGAGGTGTAATCCAACAATTGCCGGACAACTCGCCTCCGCCGACGACACCGGTAATATTCAGATCGCCATCGGACAGGTGGGCAAACGCTTGCTGATTGCCCTCTTTGCCCAAAATCATGATGAAATTATCACCAAGGTCAACGAACTTCGGCAGCTTCGCAATGGTACCGGTCGGTCCGGAAGCAGTGAACTTCGCAGTAAGCGTCACCACGCCGCCCGTAAAACGCCAATGAAGCTTACCCGAACAACCGCCGGTCATCCCCACTTCACCGCAAAGCTCACCCATGCACGGCTCGCAATCGCCCGCAATGGTCGAAGCGAGAATGCCGGCGATATAATTCGCGCCGTCCGCATTGTAATGAGGGTCGTTCTCCTTAGCGAACCAATCAGCATGGCCCATGCCAAGCGTCCACGTCCATGGATGCCATGCCAGACCATTCGCCGCCGCCGCCGAAGCGATGCCGTTCATCGCCCGGGCGTTCGCGGACGGAATGCTCGCATTATCCCAAAGGAAAATGGCGTGAGCCGAAGCGTTCGGAAAATTCCGGCCCGCACGCGGCCCGGTCCCCAACAGTGCGTCGAAGACTCCGAGAGCCGAACTATACGTGTCGCCGGTATCGTTCCTACCGCCGCAAACCACCACATACTTGACCTTCCTACGGGCATCGACATCCATTGCGGAAAGCGCCTCGCTGACGAGGGTAAGGAACGTCTTACCACTATCGCCCGCCTTACCATAGCCACTGGCATTATTGGCGAACACATGCAGATTAAGCCCCAGCTTCGACGCGACACGCTGAGGGATACGCTTGCTTTCGGGAATCGCAGCCATCCCCGGCTGATAGCCGGTACTAAGACTGTCACCAATCCACACCAGTTCGGTAAGGTCGGTGGTCACGGCGGTGACGGCATTCACGGCAGTCTGCGCGGCGGCAGCCGTCGACTTCGCCACACTGGCATCATCCTTCGCCATGGTGGCGGTGGAGTTGATGCTCGCCGCCGTACCGGAATATCCGCCTAATTGCAGATAACGGCCATCCGATTCGCCCTTGGTGTACACGGAACCGGCATCCACCTTGCTTGCGAGCATGCTGGAATCGGCCTTGCCGTTGATGGTGGTCAGCAAATTGCCCGCCGTGACCGTGGAAGTGACGCCAAGTTCGCTAAAATAGCCGTTCAATTCGTCGATATCGGTCTTATTAGCCTGTGCAAGGCTCAAAGCGCCATCGGCTGCGGTCTTCGCCTGACCCGCCGCCGTGTTCGCATTATTCGCCGCCGCCGTAGCCGTGGTGATATCGGTCGCGTTCCTATACATTTGCGCGTCGATTCGGCTCATGTCCGCAGTGTAATCGCCACGCCATGACGGCTTGTCGTCCGGACTGTCGCCGAACTGACTGAGATTATAATGAGGGGTTTTGTTGAGACTGCTCATGGTGAGGTTCCTCGCTTTCAATACTACCGGTAGGCTTTCTTGCCCGAATACTATTATAATCGTCCAGATATCGCGGGTCCAATTGCGTAGGGGTGAGAGTCGTGACGCCCGGGGTCACGGCGGGAGTGAGCGCCGACACCCGAGACTCCAATACGGCGATACGGGACGTTAATGCGGAAACGTCCGGAATATCGCTCACGAACGCAAGGCGTCGCCATGAAGTCCACTTATCGCCATGGATACGATATGCGATGAACGGTTCCCCCTCGCCTCCCGACCTATTTAACCATAGCTGTGCGATATCGATACTCCCGTACCCGCATTTGCATACGACCAGAGACGCTCTGATGAACGAATCCCGTAAGTCCGCCGGAATGTTCGCGACATTTACGTCGTTCCTCTGCATGGTGACGTAGTATACTCCGGCGTCGAAACAATCGTTCGGGTCGAACCTGGAAGCGGAGGGCTTCATCAGTCTCGTCGCGTTCCTGAACGAACCAACGACGGACAACGCATCGGCCGTCGACCCATCCCCCGTCAACGTGTCATCATGCGCAACCGCCGTCAATCCGTCCGTACCGCCGGTGAGTGACGCCGCGTAAATAGCCGCGTCAATCTTCGACATGTCGCCATTATAGTCGCCGGTATACGTGGGGTGGTCGTCCTGAGCATACTGGCTTAATCCGTAATGTTCGGTATGGATGGAAGCAGTCATGTTCACACCTCGCGATTCTCGAAGTTCGACACGGTCGGATGACGCTGAACGTAGGTGGCGTCCGCGTCGAACTTGGTCAAGTAAACATCAGTCGGTTCACCCTCGGGAATGCTCTTGCCGTAGGGGAATTGGCTCCGTCCCGGAAAATCCCCGGGCATGCAATTGTCGACGGCGGTGGCGCGGAGGTCATATTCGCGAGCGCTCAATCCCAGACCGTCATACGTGGACGCCTCAAGTTTCATGCCGTCGTAATCGGACCAGAACAGCGCATGGTTGCGGGCGTTGTCATACATGCCGTCGAGTACCGACTGCAAGGCGTCTTGCTTGCCGTACGCCGGCGACCACGCCAGTCCGGTGGACTGTGACTGTTCGATGAGCCGGACAAGCTCCTCGCGGAGGATGGCCATCTGGCTGGCCAGATTGTCAGCGAGTTGCCGGATGGTGGCATCACTATCCGCAATCGACTGGTTCACCTGTTCGACCAGCATATTAAAATCGGATTGCAAACCGTCGAGATTGCACCGGATGCATTCAATCAGCTGCAACGTGGTCGCCCCGTCACGGTAGGTGAACGGTACCGACGTTGGAATGCGCACCAGCGGGTAGGTGCGCGGAATAAGGGCATTAACTGACATTTTTCACTCCCATTCTCCATAGTTATGGCAGTTATCGAAAATGGTATCATACGAACCCCACACTTGCATGAAGCACGGTTCGAGACTCCGCACGACTTCCATGTCCACATTGATGACTGCCTGTCGATATTCCTGAATCAGGCTCATAGCGCTCTGGCTACGCCCCGTCACATGACTCACGCCCTTGGAATTGCTTGAATCATGTTGAAAATCGGTGGCGCTTTGGGCGGTGGTGTGACTGGTCGAATCCTGTGAGCTGGACGCGGTGCCCGAACTGTCCGCCTGTGATTCGTTCGCATGGGAGGCGTAGCGCGAAAAATCGCCTACGACGCCGGTCTGCGGCACGTCGCTGTCGAAGCTCCTGGACGTGGTGGTGCTGTTGTTATCCGACTTGCTGGCACTGTTGCTCGTCGAATCTTGCATACTGGACGCCTTGCCGGATGACTGGGATTCGCTGCCGTTCTCACTGTCCGTGACCATGTCCATGGAATCCAACGGATTATATTCCAAATCCAGCGTCCTGTAGCGTTCGTTGAAATAGGGCATGACCTCCGCCATCGTCATTCCCAGATAGAACACGAACTGCTGTGCGGTTTCCTGTCCTATCTCCCTGAGCGCGTAATGGCGGACAATCTTCTCATTCAATTCCGCGCGGTGAGATTCGTCATACATCGGGTAATAGTCGGCGCTCAGATGCAGCCTGTCGTCGGTATCGTATCCGAATGCAATAAGATTGCCAAGGGTTTCGGTGTACTCCCCCGGCGTTTCCATCGCATAGGCGCTAAAATCCTGTGTCATAATACACCTCCAATGCCCGCATCGTATGATGAGGGCATGTCGATATCCGTCGTACCATCCGTGCTTGAATCAAGAGCATTGGGCACTCCGGAGCTTTGCACGTCCGCATATTCAACCCACACGTCCAACTGCGGCCACAGTCGGTTAATTTCCGTCGCCGCCGTCTGCCGAGCTTTAAGGAAGCTCAATCGGAACACGTCCACCTTTTCGTTAGCTTGCGCCACCTCATCCGAAATGAGACGTTCCTTCTTCTCCGTACCACTGGACTGGATACCCAAGTACCCCAACACCTCATTGGTCACCTGGGTCTTCTGCTGAATGAACTTGTCCAACAGATACGGCGTAGTGTTAGGCCACGGCTGGAACATACTACCAGGGTCCAACGAATCATAGCCGATGATATAATCCTGACCGTCCTGACGCTGCTGCAACATGTTCTGGACAGTAAGCTTGGTCCGAGGGTCGGCAGTGATGATGGTCGGCAGCTTCAGGCTCTCCAAGTTCACGTCGTACGCCTTGTCAATGTCCGCGAGGCGCCGCGCATACTGCCATAGGATGTCCTTGAACGACATGCGCATGCGGTTGTCCCAGACGGGAATGCATTCACGGCCCGCCTTGAGCTGCCTGTAATGATAGTTGACGCCCACCGGTTCGAAACACGTCGGATTGTCGTATACGTTCAGTCGGCCCTGATATCCGGTTTGGGTCACCAGAAACCGGCCTATGCGCTTGTCTTCGAAGAAGAGGGCGCACCCATATTCGCACAGACACATTTCGAGCCATCGTTCGTCCACCGTCGGAGGCAATCCACGCCAGCTGAACCGGTTCAACGCCAGCTCTTCCAACAGATGATAATACATGTAATCGAGGCCGGCGGCGCGTGCCTTCGCGTAATTGCCGCGCGGATGCAACGCGCCACCGACCCGATTCTTCCTAGACCTACTCATGACACCATCATATCACTCATAGCCGATACCCGGCAGTGGGTCATTGTCCGCCCAATCGGTCACACCAATATACTCCGGCCTGGCCCACACCGTCACGCCACGTTCGAACATGCCCTTGATGGCCAACCGCGCCTGTTCGGGCAACGTGCCTCGAACATAGCATTCTTGCATCTGCCAGTACGTGAACTTCTCCATGCATTGCAGACTTGCGGGCGGGGTGATGAACCGTTGGACGAAATATCCGAACCGGAGCATGAACTCCCCGACGCTGCGCAACGCACTGGGAGCGCACGTGCGGAACCGTACCAGCACGCCCATAATGCCATTAGCGAGGTTAAACGAATCGCCACCCACCGCGCCGCCCGTAGTCGGCGGGGTCATCTGCATTTGCTGCACTTGCGCGTTGATTCCCGCTATCGTATTCTCATAGTCGCCTTCGGCGAAGCGCGTGGCCAACCGATAGTTCTGTCCGGCCATGAGAGCGCTGGAAGTGCCCTGAATCTGCTGGGCGCGTTGCGCGTACGCGTTCGCCTGTGAGGTTTGCGCCGCATTGGTCGCCACACTGTTGGCCGTGTTCGCCGCCGCCGTATCGTTGGCGATGTCACGGCTGGCACGCAATCCCGTATTGGTAATGCCGTTCTGTACGATTCCGCCGATGGTGCCTCCGACCAGTCCGGCCACGTTCCCCGACATGAGTGCGCTTGACGCATTGGAGACGACCCCCCATGCGGTCTGCGCGTTGTTCTGCGATATGTTCAAATCGGTCATGGCATTGGTGTTCGCCTGACCGATGGCCAGCGACTGGTTCAGCGAGTTGGCTGCGATAGTGTTCAACGCATTCCGGTTGGTGACACCCAATTGGGTCATCTCCTGTTGGGTGCGAATCGACGTGCCGGCCTGGGATAGTGTGTTCGCGGCGCTCATGGTCGCCTTCTGCTGAGCCCACCCGGCCGACCGTTCGGCATAAGCCCGACTGTAGGAACTGTTGGCCATGGCGAGCGAAGCCCCATTGTTCACCACCATGAATTGGGGAAAGTTGGTGATGCCGAAACTCACGTTCAGCATCTCCCCGCCATCAATCGGCAACCCGGCACCGTTACCGGACGGGGAGTCGACCGTAGCCGCGCCACCCGCATTATAGTTCACCGGATAGAAATTCAAACGTGGGGACGGTGGCGCGTAATTCCACGTTTCGCGAATGACCAGGTCGTCGGACTGGATATCTTCGGGCCGATAGACAACGTTGGAGCCATTCAGGCATGAGCATTCCACGATGCTATACGGGTAGCACCGCAGCTTCCTCAGATTGCGATACCGGTTCGGAATGTTGAAATTATCGCGAAAGTTCCTGATGGAGACGATGTCATCATACCGGTTGTCACTCCTAGCCTCCCACCCGAACGTGTACACGTGGCCCTTAACGACGCCAGCCACACTGTTTCCGAAGAATTGCGTCACTTCATGGCCCGCATCGGCGACATAGTCGGCACTAATCTTCGGTATGGCGTAAATCGCCGTGATGCCTTGGGTCACCCACGGAAACGAACTGCCCGCTTGCATGACGCGCGTAAAATCATCGGCGGTATCGAAATAGTAGATTCCCGCACCATTGGATTGATTCTCGAATTGCGAACCCTGTGCGGTCTTCAACGACGGCTTCTCAACAGTGCCGCCCGACGCCACAAGGTCGGTCGTAGCCACGACGATGACACCATAATCCAAGGTCGGCGAATTGAAACCGGGTTGCGCGGGCTTACTGGACATCAACGCCTTATACGATTGGGAGGTGACGACGGTTTCCGCACCGGTATCCAACCCCTCCGGCAATGCGAGCGCGGTACGCCCGTAATCATCCCACTGACGTTCATTAGCCACGCCGATATGCCCGCGCGTCACATAACAGCTGCCAAACGTCACGTCATGTTGAAAACTCTGCCACACATCCAACATAAGCGTGAGCTGCGTGGTGTGCGCGTTAACGTATTCCACGGATTCGATGAAATAATACCATGCCCGCACAGATTCCAGTTCGGGGTAATCGTTGACGGCAACAAGATAATTATAATTCGACGCCTGGTTGAATGGCATGTCGACACGTACGGGAGCGCCGAAAATGTGCATGGTAGCGGGCTTGCATTCCACGCCATCCAATCCATCAAACCATTCCCGCTGCATCTGGCGTGAATCGAACCGTACGATATCACGATAGCTCGCATCCCACGGGACACGGCAAAGCTTCAGCGTAGTGTTAGGCGTCCACTCCGCCCACGAAAAACTGGATTCCACATAAGGATTCACATCATCAATCATCATCATCCTCCGGTATGACAAGACCCGGAACGCTCACGAAAGTCACGTCCCGGGTCCTGACTTACATCACACCGTGAGAGAGTGTGGCCCAAGCCACACTCCCATCATATCACTTTCCGGCGGCTACGGTCACATCCTGCTTGCCGGACACGCCAAACAGCGTGGCGGTAACGGCGGAACCACCGGACGCAACACCAGTGACGGCACCCGACTCGGATACCGTAGCGAATGCCGGAGCGTCGGAAGTCCAAGCGGCTTGCATGGTCACATCAGCCTTACGACCGTCAATCATGGTCGCCACGGCACTCGCCTGTACCGTCTTATTCACCGCCACCTTCGGAACCGTAACGACAATCGACGCAATGATGGACGGATTGAAGCCGATGACGCCATCGCCAACCACCGGCACGTCCAAAGCAGCGGACACGGTACCCGGCACCTCCGGCGTTTCGGGACTGGTGTACAGCGCGGTAGCCGTGACCGGAATGACAGTGTTCGGTTCATCAAGGCCGACGACCAGAACGCCGGTAGGCGAAATGTACGTGTAGTCGCTCTTAGGCTTCACGGTATCGCCGATAGCATACCTGACCGCATCCGAACGGAACGAAGCGTTGCCATCATTACTGATGGTCGTATCGGCAGTAACCTGTACCGCACCGCCACGAGCCACATTGGTCGGAGTTTTAGAATCACCGCCATACATGGCCAGCTTCAACTGGAACTTCGGCGTCTCGGCCATGGTACCGGTCGGCGTCACCACGTTCGCAGTGGAACCGGCACCCGTCCAGAACATTACGGCGGGAGCGAAGCCGGACACCGAAACGATGTGCTGGACATGCAGATAATGGTTGACCGAGTTGATGTTCACCGGGTTCGTCTGCTGGGTCATTTCGTTGATGACGGGAATGTCGATAAGGAACTTGTCGGTAGTGAGGATGGCCTGTACGCCATCCATGCCGAACCGGTCCTGTGGAATGACGATGATTCGGTCGATGTTCGGCTCGGCGTCCGTCCGCTGGAACACCGTGGCCAGGCCTTGCACGTCAAGCGCCGACTTGACTTCGGGCGAGCAGAACAATACGAGTTCGTCAGGGCGAGCGAACGTCGGCATGTGCCGCGCATTGTATCGCGTACTGACGAACTTCAGCGTATCAGCCCACGCGCGAATCTGCCTCAACATGTCACGGGCCTGGGTTTCCGTGGACCCCATGTCGTTCAAATCGTTGTCCATGTGAACACGCCAATAGCCGCCGAGCTTCGCATACTCGACGAACTGATGACACATGGCTTCGAAAAGGTCGACTTCGGCCGCATTGTAGCACGAGGTGAGAATCTGCGAAGTGAGCGACGCCAGGCCGTTTTCGGACGTAAACGCACGCTGCAACGTCTTGTCGTCCGTAGTGGCCGGATACCAGTGGGCGAAGTCCAGCCGATGATACAGCGAATCGACGTCAATCTTCCACTTGCGGAAATTATCCGCGCCAAGATATTCCGCATCCGGGTCGTACACTTGCGCCAGCGGCATGCCCACGGCAATTTCTTGCCACGTATCGCCATACGCTTGCGAGGCTCGCTGGAACACGCTCAACGGGTTGTTCCACCGCCACGTGTTGACGTACGTGCCGCCAATACGGTTGACCAGCGCCGAATAGAACTCGTTCTTAAGCTGGGTGCTGGACATGAGAGTGGCCATCTGCCTATCCATGTTCATCTGGGTTGCGGAAGGCATGCGCCGCTGATATTCGGGCGACGCCTCATTACGAATCATGTTCAGAATCTGGGCGTTGTTGAATTCGGTGAGCGGCCTGAGCTGCTGCTTCGGCGTCACCACAGGGGTACTCGACATGATAATTCTCCTTTGCTAACGGTCATTCTTCATAAAGGTCGTCGAACGTACTGTAGGTGCCGTTAAAGTCGTCGTCGGTCATCTCGGACGGTTCCGGCTCCTTATCGTCATCAGGACCATCGTTCAGCACATGTTCGGCCGCCGTGTCCCGCATCGCCTCAATGGTCTTCGACAATTCGGCCACGGTCGCTTCGAGCGCACTGAGACGGTCAGCCATGTCGGCATTCTTATCGTCTCCCGCATCCTCCGGCTCGTCATCGTCCTGAGCCTTAAGCTCCGGGTTCGGCGCATTGTCATCGGCGGGCGCATCCGGTTCGGTATCCGGCGCGGTGTCCGGCTTGTCATCGTTTTCGGTGTCGTCCATAATCACCCCTTAAAGTTAATGGCCCGGCAGCAATCACCCTGCCGGGCCGGATTGCTAGGTTGTGCGGGTTCCCTCGCCGTCGATGGGCGTTGGCTACGCACGTCTACATCCGACCGAATCGCCTTACCGACTGCCTGTCGGTCGGGCCATCGAATCGACTTGGGACGCACACCCCGCTACCGGTTATTATAGCACAAAGAAACAGCCGTCATCATTGACATGACGTGACCTCGACAGAAACTCGTCGTAGGGTATGGGGGCTGCCCGATGCACGCCGCTCAACCGCATCACCGTGCTACCATCCGTCTGAATGCCGCAGTATTTGCGATTGCCGAGAATACGAAGTTTCTCATAGGTATGGTCATTCTTCCATGCGCCCAGTCTGCCATCATCCGTTTCGATATCCGCGGGCGCATCCAACCCCTCCAATATCATGCCGTCCGTATCGGCGTAGAGCACGCGGTCGGCATTCGCGTTCATTGCGCGAGACAGTATCCGCCGACCATAGGCGTTGACATAAGCGGCGGTCGGCAGCCATGCGAGAGAGTTGGTTGACTCAGGTTTGTCCACGGTAAAATCCACGCCACCATCCGTGGACGACTTCGGATGCAGCATGGGCCGGTAGAGCGAAGCCCCGAATTTTCCCACCAGTGAATTCAACAGCAGTTTCGCCATCTGCCGCCGTTCCCCGGTCGCGGTCTGCTTCACATGAAACCACCTGTCCACATACTCATAATAAAGGCCGTGTGACTTACGGAATTTCCAGCCGCCGATACAATCCCACACGTGGACGTCGTAGTTTTCCGTAAGCGTCTGCCAATCCACGTCCGTGACCGGCATGGTGACGACACCCAGCGTACTATCCAGACGTTCGCCCTCATACCCCCATACTGGTAGGATGTTGGTAAGTGTCGCCGTTTTCCCCGTTTTCAGTTGCGCATCGAACGAGACGACGTCGATATGCAGCGGATAATCATCATCATCCCGATATTCCCCGTCATACCATACGGGAGCACCTACCGGCATGGCAAAGTCGCGCATGATACTCGGATAAAGGCTGTTCACATCCCAGCTCTTGCAATCCCCGTATTCGCCCGGCTTGCCGTATACTATCGCCCCATAGTAGGCGGGGCGCATCCGACGATAATCGCCCTTATCCAATGGAGGGAAGTGCCGTTTGAACCCGGCGTAATCCCCTCCGATGTAATCGGTCATCGCCATTGAAGCTATGGTCGTGCCCTTAAGATTCAGGGCGTCACATTCCCGCGCGATATTCCACGTGGTTTCCAAGTCGGTGGCTCCTCCAAACGTCTCACGTGAAACATTCAATCCGTCATCGCGCGTGATATTGCGCACGTCCAGAAAATCCACGGTAATGCCGCCCATACGCACGCGGAAACTGTAGAAGTGGCCGCGAATGTTAAACGTTCCCCACACACCGTCCTTGCTAGGATTCGGTTGCGACGGAAGACGTTTCAATAGTTCGGCAGCTATGGGCTTGATGTCCCGCCATCCGTGAGCGCACCATACGCGCGTATGACAATCGAGCATGGTGAGACGGATGACGGCAGAGGCCGTCAACGGTTCCACACCGTCATCCGTCAATAACATTGCGCCGTCTGTTGCCGCCGTTCGACGCTCCTTCATGATTCCATCCTTTTTTTTAGTGTCGTGCTGCGCTGGTCATCCATTCGTCGATTCGCGTGTCCACATCACCCGCATCCGCTTTGGTCTCCCATTTATGCGCCTTATCATTATACCATGTCGCTTCACGCACCACGGCACTAAAATTCGTGTTGCTCATCAGCCAACGTTTTTGACGGTCGGACAAAGACGCGAATTTTTGCGCGACACTGGAGTCGAACGCCTCCAACTGCTGCTCGACCCTACCAAAATCCGTAGCCCCCTCGCTCTCAGGAATCCACTTGGTTCCCGCACGTAACGGCGCACGTCCCACAAGCCCGGCATACTCCAAAATCTCCCGTTGAAGCTTTCCACGGTTTCCGTTTCGAATCATCATACGCGCATGGCTAATACCACGTTCCGTACCGAACACGTTCACCCGGCTCCGCGTAAGATCATCACGCGCCGAACCGCCAACCGTATGAGTACCCAACACGTCGAACGGAGATTCGCCCGCACGTTCCATCTCACGTACTTCACCCACGGTATAAGAGGCCATGCTCAACGCATTGAACTGCTGGGCACGTTTGATTTTCTGGCGAGCCTCAATCCGGCGGCGCTGCTGTTGACGCAACGTCTTCCGCCGTTTCGACGGGGCGTTGGCAATCTCCACGTCGGATATCAACGGACGAGCCGCCATTTCCCTATCAAGTTTCGTAACTCGCACGTCAGGCACAACCTGATACGGTTCATTATCCCGCGCCCTTAAGGCTTGCTGTTGTTCCCCGAACTCCCGCCCAACACGTCGCGCAACCTGTTCAAGCTGCCGGGCGCTAAGCTTTCCCAAAAACGTTTCCGTGATTTGCTTGGGGAGACGTCCGGTACTATAATCCCTTACCGCTCGTTCCTGACGTACCTGAGCTGACCTGATTGCGGCGTTGCGTTTCAGATTATTAGCACGTCGATTAGTTTTGCGTTTTGCCACAGCCTCTCCCTATGAGTGTAAAACACCCCCCGCCGCAAGGATGGAAAACGACGGGGGGTGAGTCTGGCGGCAACATCCCTTATAGGGACATTACCATATTATCGAATGGAGTGGACATTTACGTTACTTACTCTCACTCCTTGGACACCAGTTCAAGGTCGAAGAACTTATGTCCGCGGCGGCTCTTCTTCTCCACCACCTTAAGAACGAGAGGCGTAGTCCACGTGTCCGGCGTACCGAAAATGGCGAACAGGTTGCCAAAAGCGTGCGCCAGCGTAGGCGAGGCAGCGGCAAAGTCACCCTCTTCCGCATGAATAACAACGCGGGTAGAAGAGTTAATTTCACCGGTTTCCTGATTAGCGACCTCAATGGCCTGAGCAAGCACGTTAGTGACATGCAACGGTTCATTAAGATGTTCATCAACCTTATCGGCAGTCTGCATGGCGTTATAAAGCGCCATCTTACCGTCCATAGTAGTGGTGTCGAAGAAGTGGGATACGGCGTTAGCGCCGTTCGCAGAAAAGTTGTTGCCGTTCATTACGGTCAGTTCGTTGTCAGCCATGATTGTTGCCTTTCCTTATAATGGATTATTAATTATTTTTACTCGGTGATAATATCATCTTCAACCACGTTGCCGTTCACCGGCCCCGAATAGTCAACAATGCTATCATCCCCAAACTTACAATTGGCCCAATAGACAGTCTCATCCATACGTGTCTCCTGAACATGATATTCAGCAGACATGGGCAGCATATCCTTATTAATCTTACGGGCCTTCTTCATTGCCATGTCAGCCGTACGGCACGCGCCATCCACGACCACTTCGGTGTCGACAAGTTCACCATTGTCGCCGCGTATAATGCCACGCACGATACTATAATGCTTTGCTCGCTTAATGTATGCCATAATTATACCACCTTGTTATAACGTTGCTGCTGTTGCGACATCCTTACAATGTCTTCATCAGTATATCGCGAATCAGTTAAATTGTCAAAACAACGACACGCGATTTTGATGATGGTTTGAGCAAACTCGTTATCAGCCCAAACTTTACACATCTCAAAGCATGACGCGCCCTTAATATGACAGATAGCACACCACGCCACCATCGCCGGAGCATAAATGACACCACCCAGCATTTCAATATCCTGAGTTCGTGCCAACGCGCCAATACGAGACGTATGCGAAGATAATGACAAGCAAACGTCCGCCGCATGTTCGATGCCGTCAGCAAACGCCACCTGTGCCCCCTGAGGCTTATAAAAAACCTTGAGTAGAGCTACAGTACGGCAAAACGTCTCCCAATCGCCTTCACCTCGATTATATTCACCCAAGTGCAGATTACGGCGACGCCCACGAATAACCCGACGCACACGGTCATCATCCAGCACGCCATCATCAAACCAGTTCGTACGGTCATTACTCTCATTCCTCATAGCGTTCCCAGCCTCCCTTAAACTCCTGACATGTATAAATACCGATTTTACGATACATGACGGTGGCCTTAAAACTATGGCCGTCGTTGATAATCTTCGCAATGGCTTGCAATTCCTTCACATAATTCGATGCAGTGTATTCCTCCGAATAAATCGGGAACATGGAATGTTCCGAAGCAAGCGGCTCAATGCGCAAACAATACACCACTTGCCCTCCCTCATATTCAACCTTGTTAAAATTCCGGCTGCTCATTCCCATGATAAAACCCCTCACGGTATCCACGACGATAATCACCCTCAAACATCCTATGAATATCACAGGGCAGCGTTTCGCGTTCAGTCTTACCCTCCGCGGCGTCCAATACACCACACTCATAACCCCTAACAGCGGCAATATGAGCACCCCGTTCAGACCACAGAGCAAACAGTGGCATACAAATTTCCATAATACTAGTAGGTTCCGACATGTTCACCCCTTAAGACGACAAACAAACCGCAACATATTCAACAAGGCAGAACAAGTCACGCCAGTACAAGAATCATACGTTTCAGTAAAACACTTACACACACACAAATGACCATTAACACGATAGTACAAGGTAATAACCTCAATACCATCATCCAATCTAGTGTCGAACTTGACCGAGAGACCAGCCATCTCAACCACCAATCCTTTCTATTCCTTAACTGACACTTATAATAATAGCACAACCAAAACACGAAATGCCGGAACAACAAAAAACAATAAAAAAACCACGCGCCAAAAAACACGAAACAAAACAACACAAAAAACAGCGACAAAAAAGACGAAAACAAAAACGGACACAACAAAGCAAAGAAGCAA